AACTTATTTATTGTATATATTAATATGAGATTCGTGTAACACAAATATTAGGCTGACATGGATCTATTTCTGTGTCAGCTTTTTTAATAACTAAAGGAGAAATTGAATATGTCAGATGCTAGAATAGTAGAAGAATTTTATCTACCTTCTCAAGGAAAAATATATGAAGGTGTTGAGGTAGATCCATCAGGACTTGTTAGTAGTATGAAAGCAAGACATGAAATGCTCAGACTTTCTATTACAGATGGATCACATAAGTTAATGGCAGAAATATTAGATGACTGTGTTGAATCTAATTTAGGAATTTCTGCTTATGATCTTTGTTTAGGTGATTATCAATATTTACTATTTAAACTAAGAATAGTAACATTTGGAAATGAGTATACTTTAAGAGGTAAATGTCCATTTTGTGGATTTGAGCAATCTGTAAAAGTAGATTTAGATAAGCTTGAAAATAATGAGTATACTGAAGAATATGAAAAATTAAAATCAGTATATTTACCATCTTCTGAACAAACGGTAACACTTACATATCAAACACCTCGTATGCTTGATAGAATTCAGACTAAAGTAAAAGAGTATAGAAGAAGACACGAGAGTTCTGATGAGAATCCTATTTTGTTATTCAATATCATGTCATGCATAACAGAAATAGATGGTGAAGCTCCTAATAGAGTCTTCTTAGAAGACTGGGTAAAAGATTTACCATTATCAGATGCACTGTTGATAATTAATCATATTGATGAAATGAATAATGCTATAGGAACAAATCTTGTTTATCCTACAGATTGCAAAATTTGTGGAACGGAATATTATGTACCCTTTCGTATCAACGAAACATTTTTTAGACCTAATAGTAGATGATCCTGAATTTAAGTCAATTGTGATGCAGAATATAATTCAGGAAAAATATCAGATAAGTAAACGTATTCATACTTCTTTTACTGAACTAGATGAAATAACTCCAACTGAAAGAAAATCATTACTTAAATTATTAGTAGATGATTTGAAAGAAGAAGAAAGAATTATACAAGCTGCAAGAGCACAAGCAGGAATGAATTAATGGCAGTAATAGATGACAGAAATGGTCAAAGAACGACTGTAGATTATGATAGATTAGATAATTTATTAGAATCTTATAATAAATCTTCTATAAAGCTTGATCAGGCTCAGAAACAAGTTGAAAGCTTAAGTAGAATGAAATCTGACTTAGCTGCAGATTTACTTGAGACTAGACGAAAAATGAAAGAAATCGCTGAAAGCTATAGTGATATGTTTCAAGCTAACAAAGATCAAGCTTATTTAGAATTAAAAGAATATGAAGAAATATTAGAAGGTCGTAGAAAGCTTAATGATCAGATTTTACAGAATGCAAAAAGAGCTGAAATAAAAGCTGAATCAGCAGTTAAAGTTTTAAATGCTGAACTTCAAGATGTAGCAGAAAGATCTTCAGTTGATATTGACGCTTTAATCAGACAGGCAAGAGGTGAAGATGGAAGAAATAGACCTCTTGAAAAATTAAAAAATAAATTAGCAGAACTAGAATTAGCTAAAGAAAATTTAACAGCTGAGATTGAAGAGATGTCTATCTCTTTAATGGATGGAAGTCTTTCTGAAAGTGCTAAAAATGATATAAAACAAACTCTTAGAGAAAGACAAGAAGAGCTTAGACAAAAACAATTAGAAATTATTGATCAAACTTATGATATAAATGCTGCTGAAAATTTTATTAGAAGAGCAAAAGGTGAACATGATGGTGCGATTGAAAATCGTATTGAAACAATGTTTGGAAGAGATCTTGGTAGATCATTAAACTATTTAGGCGGAAGATTCAGTGGTATAGGAAATATTCTTGATATTATTTCAGGACAAAGTACAGGCAGCATAAGTGATTTAAGTGGATTATTATTTGAAGCTGCTCAAGAAGCTGAAAGAAAAGGAGAAAGATATGACTCTGCTGACGCTTTATTAGATGCTGCTGAATACGTTGTAGAGGGAGTTGCACCTGAATTTGTTCCTATTGTAGAAGGCTTAAAAGCTACTAGAGCAGTATTAGATGTAATTTCTGGTGTTGTAAGTGCTATGAATACTAGAATGGGTCAGTATATTGACTCAGCTGCTGCAGCTATAAAAAGTTACTACGGTACTATAAATGCAAATTTATATGGCTATAGTGACTATCAAACTATGGCAGATCAAGCTGATATTTTAGGTGGTAGTAATCTTGTAAGACAAACAGATTATTTATCTCAAATTGCTTCTCTAAGTGCTGACGGTGTTGCAAGAGATATTGAGGCTGCAGCTATTCTTCAAACAATTAAAGATAGAACTCTTACTCAATTTAATTCTTCAAATGAGGCTCTAAGAAGATTAGTCCGTTTAGGACAGGATCAAGTATATCAATCACAGTTTGGTCTTGAGCTTCAATTGAAGAAAGTATTAAATAGTACATTTAAAGATTCTGGTTATCTTTCAGGTCTATTTGATTCTGTAAGAGATACTATTATGGATGCTGCTGTAAATCAAACAGGAGATATAACTGCATTTAATTCAACAGTTCAAACTTGGCTTGGTGCTATGTATTCTTCTGGATTATCAAGTAATGTAGTAAATCAAATAGCAAATGGAATCAATGCTTTAGGTTCAGGAAACGTATCAGCTTTAGCTGGAGATGAAGCTACTCAAAGATTATTCTTATTAGCTATGGATAGAGTTGGTCTTGATTATGCTGATATTTTACAGCAAGGATTAAGTCTTAATGATACAAATACATTGCTTCAATCAGTAGTTCAATATTTAGGAGAGATTGCTGGAAATACAAGCGATAATTTAGTATTAAAATCATCTTATGCTAATCTATTTAATTTAACTACTACAGATTTAAAGGCTATACAGAATTTAAATCAAAGTATGCCTGCAATATCTTCTATGATTGTAGATACTTCGAATGCTGTAACTATGACTCAATACGCTGCTTCTAGTATGTTAGAAGCAAATACTTCTGTTGCTGAAAAGTGGGATAACTTCTTTGATAATTTCCAATATGCAATAGGAAGTAATGTTTCAGAAAGTAATGCATTATACAGTACTTGGAGAATAGCTTCATTACTAAATAATTTAGTATCACCTATTACTAACAATCAAACTTTAAGTAAAGTTCCCGCGCTTGGAATGGCAGCAAAAGCAGCACAAATTGCTTCTGGTCTTACTCAGTTTGGAATTGGAGTAGAATCATTAATAAGTGCTATTCCAGAAGCAGCTGGAGCTATAACGGGTGGTCAAGGAAGTGCAGTTGCTTCTTTATTAAACTTAAGTGGTGCAAATGCTTCTTCTACACTAAGTAGTTCAACTAGTCCATATTCTAGAACTGCTTTAAAGAGTTCAAGTATGTTTACAAAAATGTCTGCTTCAGTTGATACTGCAGCTCAACAGGCGGCTGAATATAAAGAAGATACTGATACAGGAAAAATATTAGAAGAGATTGAAAAAGCTTTAAGAAAACAAAAAGAACACTATGCATTTGCTGTATACCTTGAAGGTATGACAGATGAAACTCTTAAATCATTTGCTTCAATATTTGCTGATGAAGATTCAATGCTTCAAACCTTCAAAGGTAAAAATAATACTCTTGAAGATAATCTGTTTACATATCTTGATGATAATAGCAAAAATAAAAATAGCAATACAAAACAAGCTTAAGAGGTAAATAAATGATAACACAAGAATTTAATAAGGTAACTACTACCTCTAATTTTATAAAGAATCTTTTAATCAGTACATATTTGCCTCTTATTCGTACTGTTAGAGATTTTGATTATATAGTAGCAGATAGATTATATATTTATAAATGTGAAGTTATTAAGTGCCTTAAGAGCGGATATATTTTAACTGGTTATCAGCACTTTAATTTTAAAGGTGAGAGAGCACAGTTTAGAGTAGTATCAGAATATTATTTCGGAGAAAGAAATGATAAGCTTTGTACTAACTATATATCCAATTCTGAAGGTTATGATACTACGACTCATGAGAGACTTGGAAAATATTTAAGAAGCTTAAGAGATATGTATGATCTAAATCTTATGCCTCTTTATAATTGCTTTAGCAATAATATTTTACAAGCTCATCATATAGATGATGATAAAGTAGTAAAGACTTCAACTAATTATAATACTAAAGTATATAAAGTTCCAATCAGATTTAATACTGATTATACTATCTGTATGGAAAATCTTGGTATGACTACTTTTGCTCCTGCTTTTATTAAAAATAATAATTTAATGAAAGTGAATAATACAAGATTTGGTAATGATACAGATGTAACGAATAAATATATTAAATTATATCAAACTGGAGTTATTACTCATAGAACAGCTATGAGATTCAAAGATCCAATTAAGATCAGATATAATAATATACCTCATACAAGAACTTCTACTTATGAAGTAACAAGTTACGTAAAAGTAGATTTTTTACATAATAGTGATTATTATGAAGTATATGATTCTTCTATGAATACTAGAAGTAGTTACTATTTTAGAAATTTAGGAACTTATGACAAAGTAACTATAACACAATCAGATTATAATGCAAATCCTACTTTATATTATTATAATAATGATGGTATAATGACTCAATGCTCAAGTGAGTTGAGTTATAATAGTTCTAT